GTTCTAAACCATTCGCCATATTATATACCCCCAAAATATAAAAATAAAGAACCATAACCATTTAGTCATCATGTTTCTCCTGTTGCTCAAGTAAATGCTCAGCCAACTGTTCTTGCTGCTCAAGTCTTTCTATATCATCTAAATATGCATCTGGGTCTAAGTGTCTTTCCATTATATTGCTCCTGCTAACTTGCCCATAACATATAGGCATAATGCTACGTAACACCAGAATGTTATTACTATGATTATCATTGTCTTAATTTTCATAATTCTCTCCAAAAAAATGATTAAGGTGTAGATATATTAGGCTTGTATTTCTGATTTGTACACACTTTTTTTCAATTATTTTCAAAAATATCCCATTTTCGGCCACTTTTTAACCATAATTTATGACTTTTATCATTATGTGCGTACTTTTTAATAGAAACTATACGTTTACATGAGGTATTTAATAGCACTTTTACACAGTGTATACATGGTGAATCAGTACAATAAGCAGTATGTATTTCTTTAATATCTTTACAATTAATAACAGCATTCATTTCTGCATGTATTGCTTCGCATTGATCTAAACCTTCACCTGATGCATAACTTGCGCCATCGCAAGGAGTATCGATACAATGTGGAAATCCAGATGGAACACCGTTATATCCTGTTGAGAGTACTTGATTATCTTTTGAAACTAATATACAACCTACCTTACGTCTTTTACATGTACCTCGTAAAGATGCAAGTTTAGACATAGCTAAAAAATATTCATCTATAGTTGGTCTATCCATGTAACCAATCCATAAATTCACTACCATCATGAGGATATAAAGCATTCAACAAACATTTAACATCGTCTTCAGATATTCTAGGTCTTGTAATTTTTGTAAATTTATCACCACCTATAATTTGCTGCAGCATACCAAAGTGTTTTTCATATACATGGAATGATTCAACAAAATGATGGTATTTACCTTGTGGTACATTTAACGCAACTGAAACTATTTCCCAACATAAATTAAAAAATGGTAGATCATTACCTAAACCATAAATAGCATCTTGACTTCTCATGTGTACAGTCATATTCAATTTGCCATCACGTATTCTAAATCCTAATGTTGCCGTGCATGGTACATCTTTATTATCTGAGAATAAATGTTTATGAGAGTTAAATATAGAAACTAATCCGCGTCTACTATCAGGATCTCTTTTTAATTCATTTACAATAAATGATAATCCTGCTTTACTAAATAAATAATACCCATAATTACTATTTATCATTCCGTTAGTCACACAGTTCTGCCAAATCTTAGCTTCATCGCATATACTTAAATCATATAAATCGCCTTTAAAATACCATTGTATTTCTTTTTTAATATAATTAATATTTAACTTGCGTGATTCAAAATTAATAAATTGATGTTCTGGTAAAAAATCTGTATGATAATTTTCTAATTCAATGGTTAATAAATTTCTAGGTGAAAAGTGTTTACCTCTTACCCATAAGTCGTTATATATCTTTTTAAATTTATCTGCTTGCTTCATTTATAATCCTTTCAAGATCAGGACCTACCCAACCAACTGGTTTAACTACATCTAATGAGTTTTTACGTTTAGACTGACTTGCATCATTTGCTCTTACTTTTTCCATATTAGATCTCTGTACTTCATCCCATAACTGCTGCCACGGTAAACCCATCATATATGCTGTACCCATAGCAACATATACAATATCAACCAATGCATCTGCCATACCTACTACATCATCTAAATTAGCGCTAGTAATAAATTCATTCATTTCTTCTTCAAGAAAATGTGTTCTATATGCTTGTGTTGTTTTATCTAGTGGTATAGGTTTGCCATCGTATTTTAGACCATACTTATTATGAAAGTCAACAACATCTTGAAAATTTGTGTTAGGCATATTTTTCCTTTATATTAAAAACGTACATTTGGATAATAATTTAAAAAAAATGATTTGTAAACCCCTTTTTTCATGTTATTATAGTTTTGTTTTTAATTGAAAGGAAACTATGGAAACTAAAAAAAGAGGAGGTTTTAGGGTAGGTGCTGGTCGTCCAAAGTCATTGATAGAGAAGACTAGTGTTAAAATTGTATTACCTAAAGATTACAAACCTATTTTAAAAGAACTAGGTGGTTCTAAATGGGTTGAAAATCAAATTACTGTAACAAAAGGAGAGAAAGATGCGGGTAAAGAACTGGGATAAATACCAACATTTTAAAAATAAAGAAGATATGAAGTGGTTTAAACTATATGGAAGAGATCTATTAAACGATCCAGATTTTATGATGATGGATGATACGCTGCAAGCAACTTTAATTAAAATATGGTGCTTAGCTAGTGAATCAAATGGTAAATTACCTCAAACATCTGAAATTGCATTTAGATTAAGAAAACCTATTGCCTTTGTTGAAAAAATGTTAATAGAATTAAAGACTTGGATTATTGAAGATGAAAACTATATAGAACCTATATACAAACTACATAGTAACTATATAGGAGATAAGATAAGAGAAGATAAGATAATAAAGATCTCTAGTGAGGTAGATAATTCATTTCAACAATTTTGGGAGGTTTACCCGCCGGTTAGAAAAATAGCTAAAGCTAAATGTGAAGAAAAATGGTACAAAAGAAAATTATATGAAATTAAAGATGATATAATTCATCACGTTCAAGAAATGAAAAAGACAAAGCAATGGAAGGAAGGATTTTCGCCAGCACCTATGACATATATAAATCAAAGTCGTTGGTTAGATCCTATTGAAACTAAGAAAAATGCTTGGGAGGGTGGAATATAGTGAATCTTGGAGAAGCATTAGATAAACTTACAGTTAGTCAATCTGTTGTTACAGATTACTATCAAAATGAATACTCACATGCTGAATTTAAAATTAAAGCAAGTAATATATTTACAGAAGATGTATTACGTTATTTTAATTCAGAGATTCATAGTGGTAAATCACTTGGTTGGATAAAGACAGAAGATTCATTTAGAGTTCGTCCTGCCGAGGTTACAATTTTGACCGGCGTATCAGGACATGGCAAATCTATGTGGCTTTCGCAAGTTGTATTAAGTTTAATGAAAAATACAAAGTGTTTGATTGCTTCACTTGAGATGCGCCCTGTACTTACTTTAGCAAGGATGATAACGCAAACATTAGGTTCAAACGAACCGACAGATGAATTCATAACTAAATTTTGTGATCGTGCTGCTGAGAAGTTATACATTTACGATCAATTAGGTGTTACTACATCTGATGACATGATAGCTACGTGTTATTATGGAAAACACATATTGGGTTGTGATGTGTTTATTATAGACAGTTTAATGAAGATGGCAGATATTTCTGAAGAAAAATATGAAGCGCAAAAATTATTTATAGATCGTTTAGCAGTAACAGCGCGAGATTTAAATATACATATTTTTTTAGTGGCACATACCAAAAAAATGGCAGACGAGTCAGAAATACCTGATGCTACACACATATTAGGTAGTTCCCACATAAGAAACCTTTGTGATAATATAATATGTATATGGAGAAATAAACGTAAAGAGCAAATGCGTGATGATCCTAAAACTAACTTAGAAGAAATAAAAATGATACCTGATGCTATGGCTTTCGTGCAAAAACAACGCAATTTTCAGTTTGAAGGCAAATTTAACTTCTGGTTTGATCCAAAAGGTTTACGTTATAAGGAGAGTCCAAAATGACAATAAATGATTTTATAAAAGAATGTAAAAAGTTATTTGGTAATGACATAGAGTATAAAGCAGTATCTAAAGATGGACAAGTATTTAAAACTAAAGGATGGAGAGATGATAAAATTTCATTTGACAAGAGCAAATTTACCGAGTTTAATAACCAAATTAAAAGAACTGGATTTTAATAAGATTTGGAAAGTACAAGTGACCGAACGTAAACATATTAGAAACCTGTCTCAAAATGATAAGTATTGGGCAATACTTGAAGGTTTATCTGACCATCTTGGTTACACTAAAGATGAGATTCATGAACTTTTAAAATACAAATATTTAAAATATTCCAAAGAAATAGCAGGTCAACCAGTTGTTGTAGTTCCATCTACATCTGATTTAGATACTGGTGAGTTTGCTGAATATATTGAAAACGTTCTTTCTTTTGCACAACAATTTGGATGTTCATTTAACGATGGTATACCGCAATACGAAACTCACTAGATTATTAAGGCAGTTACCTTGTCAACATTGTGGAATACATTCTGATACAGTTTGTGCTGCTCACAGAAATGAAGGTAAAGGAATGGGTATTAAGGTAAGTGATGCATTGTGTGCTGCATTGTGTTATGAATGCCATTACACTATTGATATGGGTAAAAACTTAACTAAAGAGGAAAGACGTGATATGTGGAATAGAGCTTATGTAACAACTATGCAATATCTTTGGGAACATGAAATGATAGGAATATTATAATGGGAAAAGGAAGCGCACCACGACCATTTTCAGATAGACCAACATTTGAAGAAAACTGGGATAAAATATTTAGTAAGAAAAAAAAGAACGTTGATACATCACCTCATTTAATTGAATATGAATTAAATAAATCTACAGGTGAATTAGAGTGTTTATATGAGGGCACATCTAAACCTAATGGAGAACAATTTGGCAACGAGTCCGACGCAACTGAGTCTTAAAAAATTAAGAGAAGATGGTTATACTGTCGCCGTAGTAGAACATTGGAATAGTTTTGCTAGGATACGACAAGACCTATTTGGTTTTATAGATTTATTAGCATTAAAAGGTAAAGAAGTTTTAGCTGTGCAGACTACAACTGCTGGAAATATGAATGCGCGATGTAAAAAAATAGGCGATCATGAAAATGTTGGTATAGTTCGTGAAGCAGGTTGGTCTATACATGTACATGGTTGGCACCAGGACGAGAAGAAAAAGTGGCACTGTAAGGTAAAAGATGTATCCTAAATTATCATTAGATCATTTATCACAACCTGAAAAAAGAAAGTTTTTAAAGCAAGAAATAATGAGGGTTATAGGTGATGATATGAAAACATCTGTACAATTAGCTGTTATAATTAAAGTACATCAATATGAATTAAAATATCCTCTTATGGAACTTGTAGCTGAAGGATTATTATATAATGAGGCAGGTAAGAAACTTTATCAATATTATAAACCTAGGCGGCATCCATTGGATGAAGTATTTAATCATAATGTAAATATACCTCAAGACAAAATATTAGAAACACATAAATATACGGAAAAAGATACAAAACATAATTTACAAAATAAAACTACGCAAGAAACTTTTGGCGTTAGTATTATGCATACGATAATAAATTCATCACATGATTAATTTAACAACTGAAGAAATTATAGAAATTTATAATAAAGTTTTTCCTACAAGATATGAACCTATGACTATAGAACGAATGATAATGTTTGCAAGATTAGTTGAGGAAAAAGTAAAACAATGATAACTATGGAACGTTTATTATCAATATTAGATGATTGGGCTTTATACATGAAGTCTAATTCACATAGATTAGGTTATCCATCTAGGTCTATGGTTATGGTTTCAGGCGGTGAATCAACAGCAGATGTATTTGAAGATATGTGCGCTATACAAGATATTAAGAACGTACAAACTATTTCTGCTATAATAGATAGTTTAGAAAAGTCTCAAAGAGATGCTTTATATGCTAAATATTTAGGTGCTAAACCACCAATTGCATACCAATGGAAATTAGATATGGCACTAGATAACTTACTAACCATAGGTTCACGTAGAATTAATGCTTAAAATGCTGGAGAAACTTCACAGTTTTATGGTATAATCTTAATTATAAGGGCATTTCCTGCTCGTTAAAAACGTAATCCCTCCAAACCCTGCTTATAACTCTCCATAAGTGGGGTTTATTTTTTTCTATGACAATATCAGTATCTATATGCAAAAACTGCGGCGAACCATTTGACCGTACTGAATACTCACTTTGTAATGATTGTAGATACGATCACAGATTTATTAAATTAAGGAAGCAGCATGAAATCAACACCGAAGACAAAAGCAGGCAAGATGAAGAAAGTAGGCAAGGTAATGAAAGAGTTTAAAACAGGTTCATTACATTCAGGTAAAGGTGGTAAAGTAGTTAAATCTCCTAAACAAGCAATTGCTATCGCGTTAAGCGAAGCAGGTATGTCTAAAAAGAAAGGTAAATAATTATGCCAATGGTCGGAAAAAAATCATTCTCTTACGATGCTAAGGGAAAAAAAGCAGCTAAAGATTACGCAAAAAAAACAGGTAAAGCTATGACTGCTAAACCTATGAAAAAGATTGCTAAACGTGGCAAGTAAACCAGGTTTATGGGCTAACATCCATGCTAAACGTAAAAGAATAGCAGCAGGCTCAGGTGAAAAGATGCGTAAGCCAGGTACAAAAGGCGCACCTACAGCTAAAGCTCTAAAACAATCAGCAAAGCCAGTTAAAAAGAAATGATT